TGGGTCCTCTGGGCTGTCGGCTGCCTCCGGGAGGCCGGCGAGGTGACCTCGGCCCGGATGCGCGATGTCGATGATGCGACCGGCTGGCGGACGCTGGCGCCCGAAGTTGCCCAAGTGGTGTATACTTAGGGCGTTGTGTTTTGTAGGCGATTGTCGAGTAGACGGAGGAACGCCCCATGGCCGAAGAGGAGTCTGAACAGAAGACCGAGAACCCGTCCCGCGTGCCGATGAAGATCATCGGCTACGAGGATGTGGACCCGAGCACGCTCGCCGCCCACCCCCAGAACTGGCGGGTGCACCCCCAGCATCAGAACGAGGCCATGCTCGGCGTCATGCGCGAGGTCGGCTGGATCGACCCGGTGACGGTCAACAAGAACACCGGGGTGGTGGTCGACGGCCACATGCGCGTGGCCCTGGCCATCCGCAACGGAATTGACAAGGTGCCGGTGGTCTACGTGGACCTGACCGAGGACGAGGAGCGCAAGGCCCTGATCACCTTCAACACCGTTTCGGATATGGGCAAGACCGACCCGGACATGCTCTCCGACCTGCTCGACGGCGTGGACTGGCAGGATGCCGCCGCCGGCGAACTGGCCGACGCGATCGCGGACAGCATCTCCAGAGAACTGAACCCGGAGGCCGAAGGCGAGGAGAACGGCATGACCGGCGGGGATGAAGACTGCGAGTTCCCGATCAGTCCCAAGCTGGGCGAGAAGTACGACTACGCCCTGATCTACACCACCAACGAGATTGACTACACCTACCTGTGCACCGCCCTGGGGCTGGTCAAGGAGCAGAGCTACAAGTCCAGTGCTGTTGGCCACGGCCGGGTGGTGCCGTTCGAGAAGTTCCGGCAGCTGTGGGAGGCTCGCCGGAGCGGAGGGTGACATGCACGAGGAAATCGTCAAGATCGTGGTCCCGTCCCATCTCCGGGCCGAGCGGGTCGCGACCATTCACGCCGTTCCGAACGTCATCCTGTGCGTGAGCGAGGCCCAGGCCCCGGCCTACCGCGAGCACAACCCGGGCGTCGAAATCGTTACCCACCCCGACGACCTGGCTGGCCTGTCGCCCAAACGGCAGTGGATCATCCAGAAGTTCGGGGCAGTGATGCAGCTCGATGACGATCTGGAGTACATGCAGCGGGTCTACCTGGAGGACTCGCACACCGGCCGGGTGCACCGGCTGTCCAGAATCGCCCCGGAAACCTGCTGGGACATCATTCAGGCCACGGCGGCCACGGCCCGTGAGCTGGGCGTTCACCTGTTCGGGTTCGCCGGCACCGCCCAACCCCACTACTACCGGCCGCAGAAGCCGTTCAACCTGACCGGGTTCGTCTGTGCCGCCTGGACCGGCGTGCTCCCGGGATTCAAGTTCTGGTACGACCGGCGGGCGGAGCTGTGCGACGACTACTGGATCACCGGGCTGAACGCCTATTTTCACCGCATGTGCTTCATCGACAACCGGTACTCCTTCCACACCGGCCGGGTGGGGCACAACCTTGGCGGCCTGGGCGGATCGCGGACCGTGGAAAAGGAGAAATCCGCGTACGAGTTCCTGAAGCGGACCTTCGGCAGCGCGGTCGGACGCAAGACCGAGCCTCCTGGCAGGAGGAAGACCCTCGGCCACGAGTGGGAGCGATGCTGGATGAGCCCGTTCTGAGGTTGGCCGAATGAGCCCTGAGCGAGAAACCGTGAAAATCGTGATCCCCTCGCACCTGCGGCATGACCGAGTGCGCGCAAAGCACGCCGTGGCCGGAGCCATTCTGTGTGTGAGCGAGACCCAGGCCCCCAAGTACCGCCAGCACAACCCGGATTGCGAGATCGTTACCCATCCCGACAGCCTGTTCGGGGCCGCCGCCAAGCGGGCCTGGATCATGAAGCATTTCGGGTCGGTGTTCATGATCGACGACGATGTGCAGGCGGTGGTCCGGCTGTACGGGGACTTCGCCGGCAAGCACCGGCTGAGCAGCACCATGCCGCCCCGAACGGCCAGCGACGCGATTCAGGCCACGGCCGCTGCCGCTCGCGAGATGGGCTGCTTCCTGTTCGGGCTCTCCCACAACGGCAACCCGAAGTATTACCCGCCGGGCAACCCGTTCAAAATCACCGGATTCGTCTGGGGGGCCACCCTGGGCATTCTCTCTGGCTCTAAGCTGTGGATTGACCCCGGGCTGGTGGTCGGCGAGGACATGTGGCTGTCGGCCCTGAACGCCTTCTTCCATCGCACCGTGTTCATCGACCAGCGTTACGGCATCAGGCTCGACGGCTTCAGCGGGACAACCGGCGGCTGTTTCGACGTGCGGACGGTCGAGACCGAGAAGCAGGCCACCCTGCGGCTCAAGCGGGCCTTCGGCTCCGCCATCCAGGTCACCCCGCCGGACCGGTCGAAACGCTGCGCCTGGGAGCGGAGCCTGGTCCTGCCGTTCTGAGCCCCAAACCACTTTTTGGATCAAAAGGCTTGCAAAAGATGGCATCATGTTGTATGCTTGACCGGCCAACCATGTTGGTTGGTGGATGAAGGAGTAGAGGATGCCCATGAAACGCCAGACGGAAAGCGGATATGACTTCTGGGAGGTCTCGTCCGCGTTCCAGAAGAGTATCCGGCGGGGCCTGACCGATGACGCCCTGTTCTGGGCGGTCGAGCTGTCCCTCAGCGGATACGAGAACTACCTGTGGAAGCGGATGTTCGTCATCGTGAGCGAGGACATCGGGCCGGCCGAGCCCAACCTGCCGGCGACGATCGACGCTTTGTACCGGAGCTACCTGTCCGGCTGGGGTGGCCGACTGGCCCTGGTGCACGCCATCCTGCTGCTCTGCCAGGCCCGGAAGTCGCGGATCGTGGATAACGCCCTCATCGTTCACTACCGCAAGCATCACCAGAAGTCGAAGGGCAAGCGGATTCCCGACTGGGCCTTGGACAAGCACACCTCGGCCGGCAAGCGGATGAATCGCGGCTTCGAGCATTTCTTCGCCGAGGGGGCCAAGCTGGCCAACAAGACCGAGAGATACGACGATCCGTACGACGCGGAAGTCTACGAGGCGATCACCCAGTACGACGACCCGACGGAGACGCCGCGTTTCAAGGCCCTGAACAAGAACGCGACCGCGAGCAAAACCCCCACTCCGGCTAGCCTGTTCGACGCCGCCAATCGGGCGGCCGAGCAGGCCGGAGAACCCCACAGCGAGTAGCCCGCCGGCCAAAGCGAGTCAAGGCGACATGCCCCAGGCCAGCTCCGTGGTGAGACCTTCGGGTTCCATCACGGGGCGGCTTTTTGCGCGCAGGTCGGCACCCATTCGCGCTTCCTGGTCCAAGTTTGACTGAGTTGGCGCCTGCGCCAGCCATCGCTGTCCCACTTCGTGTATGTATGCTGCGGGATAGTCCCGGCGGTAGTTGTGCGGGCAATGCGATGGCTGATGATCCCGGCAGGGGCAAAGGCGAAAAACGCGCGGGCAAGGGCGGCAAGCTGCTCAAGCCCGAGGAGCGCGAACTCCTAATCCAGTTCGCCCTTTCTGCGGACATCATGGCCGCCAAGCCCTACCAGGCCGCAACCCAGGTGATGAATGAGTCACGCAAGTATGGCGACCCGAAAACCACCGTCAGCCGGCGCCAGGCGACCGGATACATCGGCTCCGCTCGCCTCCGGCTCCGCGCCCACTACCGCGAGCTGGAGCCGTTCCTGGCCGACCAGGTGCTGCACAAGGTCCGCGATGCGTACTCGTTCTGCAAGGCCAACGCGAACAAGGCGATCGGTGTCGACAAGTTGAGGGACGCGTGTAACTGCATGAAACTGGTTCTCCGGGCAATCGAGATCGAGCAGAAGATCGTCCCGCCGATCAGTACCGCCGTGGCCGACGGCGGAACCCCGGCCGAGATCCGCTTCGCGGTCGTCAGCGACGACTTCAGGCCGGACGAGGACGGAGGGGACACGTGATCGCTCGCCCGCCACCGCCGGTCTCCGGGGCTATGACCATCAGGGTCAGCCGCAAGCAACGCGACGCCCTGGCCAGTACGGCGGAATATACCCTGTTCTGCGCCGGCGTCGGCAGCGGCAAAACCAAGGCCGGCGGACTGTGGGCGGCCAGAGAAATGTGCCGGTGCGACGGCATCGGACTGGTCGGGGCCAACACCTTCAAGCAGCTCAACCGGGTCACCCTCAAGGCGTTCATCGCCCAGCTGGCCGAAATGCGGATTCCCTACGTGTTCGGCAGCAAGCCTCCGGCTTCCTGGGGCAGGTCGCCGTTCCCCTCGCACGAGATGATCCTCAGCGCCTCCGTGGCCGGCCAGCTCCGCCAGGTCATTTGTACCCAGCTGGGCAGCTTCGACTACCTGCGTGGTATCGAAATCCGCTGGTTCTGGTGCGACGAAACCCGGGATACGCCCAAGGAGGCGTTCGATGTGCTCATGGCCCGCAAACGCGGCGGACCCCGGAGCATGCCCCGGCCGGCCCTGATCACCACCACTCCGGCCGGGTTCGACTGGCTGTACGATTGTTTCATCAGCAACGGCGAAGCCGCCCTGGCCGACCGGGAGGTGATCTACTCCACCAGCCACGATAACCCCTGGCTGCCGCCCGGCTACGTGGATTCGCTGCTCAAGAACTACAGCCCCCGACTGGCCAAGCAGGAGGTGATGGGGCAGTTCGTGTCCCTCGCCGAGGGCCAGGCATACTCCGAGTTCCAGCGCGGCATGCACGTGTCTGAGGAGTTCAGCTACGATCCGATCCAGCCGCTCATCCACACCTGGGACTTCAACGTCAACCCGCTGTGCAGCTGTATCATCCAGGTCGATCCGAAGTCCGGCTGCGTGTACATCATCGACGAGATCCACATCATGGGCTCGGCCCGCACCCGCGACGCGACCGAGGAGTTCGTGCGGCGGTACGGCAAGCACCAGGGCCTGATCAAGGTCTACGGCGACTCCTCCGGCAGCCACCGGGGCACCTCCAACGACCGCACCGACTTCCAGATCATCGAGGACGAGTACGCCAAGGCGTTCCCCGGCCAGGTGCGCATGTGCGCCAACTACCGGCGGAACCCCTGTGTGGCCGACAGCGTGCAGGACGTGAACAGCCTGCTGCTGAACGCCAACGGCGCGGTCCGCCTCAAGGTCCACCCGCGATGCGAGTACACCATCCGCGACCTGGAGCAAGTGGTGTTCAAGCCCGGAACACGCGAAATCGACAAGACCGATCCGGTAATGACCCACCACAGCGATGCGCTGCGGTATTACGTCACCCCGGTGTGGCCGGCGCGGATGGAGAAGGTGAAGTCGGGCGGCCTGAATGGCTGGTGATGCCGCTCGGAGACGAAGGCTTTGTACGCGCGTGAACCGCGCAAGCCGTCCGAGCTGTGGTAGAACATGAGCGAGGTGAAACCATGAACGCGGCTTCAGATGTCATCGTGACCGAGCCCAACCTGCTGGCCCCGAACCACGGCGGGTCGATCCCGTTTCCGCAGATCGGCTTTCCGCTCCCGATCCACCCGCAGTGGGCGAGCGACTGCCGCCGGTATGATTTTCTGGACCTCAGCTACCGGGGCGGGCCGGAGTACAAGAAAGGCTACGATTCACAGGGCTGCCCGGTGCTGATCGAGCACGATCGGGAGACGGCGGTCGGCCGGGATCGCAGGACCCGGCTGGGCGTGTACGTGAATCACTGCCGGCCGATCGTTCGCCGATTCACCGACTTCGTGTTCCGCCAGGACATCCAGCGCTGCACGGACGATTCGATCTTCACCGAATGGACCAAGGATGTGGACCTCCAATCCACCCCTCTTCAGACGTTCATGCGCAGCGTGGTCCGGCGGGCGTGCGTGCTGGGCCGCTACTTCGTCGCCGTGGACACCACTCGGCCGTCGGGCCTTGAGGACATGACCCGCACCCAGGCCCTCGCCGCCAAGGTGCGGATGTTTCTGAAGCGGGTCGACCCCCGCCGGGTGGTCAACTGGCGGCGGGAGTCGGACGTGCTCACCGAGGCCCTGGTGCTGTACGACGACAGCAGTAGCGCGATCCTGTGGACGCCGCACGTGCGGGTCAGTATGACCTTGGACGAGCAGGGTTTGGTGACCAGCATCATCTCGGTTGACCATGGCTGGCCGAGACTGCCCCTGATCGAGCTTGTCCCGTTTGACGGTGATAGCCAGATCGGCGACATCGCCGAGCTGAACCGGGACCTGTTCAACCACGGCACCCTGCTCCGCGAGGAGCTGTACAACTCGACCTTCACCATGCGGCTGATGTTCGGCGTCCGGTCGAGCGACCTGGCGGACGAGAGCGGCACGATGGAGAGCGGCAGCAACCGGCTGCTGTGCATTCCCAACCCGGACGCGAAGCTGGAGGTCTCCGGCGGCGATCCGGCCCAGGCGGAGTCGATCCGCAAGACCATCACCGACAGTACCACTGAAATCTACCGGCAGTGCGGGCTGCGGGCCGAGGACCCGATGACCACGACCGCACCGCAGAGCGGGATCGCCCTGAAGGTTCGGTTCGACGAGGTGTCCGCCCAGCTCTCGGCGATTGCCGAGGAAGCTGAGCGGGTCGAGGGCGAGATCGTCAAGCTCTACAACGTGGCCAACGGTACGGACGTGCAGCCCCCGGACTACCCGGAGCAGTTCGGCCAGCCGGACGCCGGGGTGGAACTGGGCCGCTCGCTGGCGGTACTGGAGAGCCCCCAGGTGGTCCCGGCGGTCAAGCGGCTGGAGGCGTTGCGGCTTGCGCGCATCCTCCACCCCAAGGCCGCCGCCAGGGACGTATCCCTGATCGAGCGGCAGGTCAGGGAGCTGTTCGCCGACGAGACGATGGAGACCGAGGCCGATCGCCAGGCTGGGGCCGACCAGATGGCCGAGTTGCTAAAGCGCAACTTCCAGGGTGATAATACACCTGCTGGTGGTGCCGGCAGTGACAACCCGGACGCCGGAGGCGACGGAGGCTCCGACTGATCCGGGCGGCTGGCCGGCAGCCGGATGGAGGTTCTCTCATGCCCACGGAGTTTTATGAAATGACCGATTCGATGGTCATGATCCTGTTCGTGGCGTGGTCGCTGGTGGCTCTGAAGTACGGTTTGAGGGGGGCGAAGTCGGCCCGGAGCCGGATGTACAGAATCGTCGGCTTATTGTTCCTCACCGGGGCGTTTGTCGCTGTAATGGCCAGCTACGCCGACAGCAAGGTGGGCGAGGCCAAGTACGGAAGTGCGAAAAGTATACTGAGTGCAACGAGCGGCAGGGCTCCGGTACGCAAGGTGGTCATTGGGACCTCGAAGCCTGCGACCCGGCCTGCCGGTGTCAAGTCAAAGGAGTAGATGATGTGGCGCTGGATGAAGCAGTGGCGGACGTTTTTCCCGGCCTGCGTAATGTTCGCTGAGCCGGGCGGAGGCGGCGATCCCGTACCGGCCGGGGACGATGACCCCAAGCCCAACCAGGATGCCGAATACTGGAAGGCGGAGGCCAAGAAGGCTGCCGCCGAGCGCGACCGGGTGAACAACGAGCAGCGGCAGCTCCAGGCCAAGCTGGCCGAGATCGAGAAGGCCGAGAAGGCCCGCGCCGCAGCCGAGTCCGCCAAGGAAGAGGACGAGAAACGCAAGGCCCTGGAGGCCCAGAAGGAGTACGTCAAGGCCAAGGAGATGATGGCCGAGAAGCACAAGCAGGAACTGGAGACGATCACCGTCCGCGCCCGCAACGCGGCCATTGACCGAGCCAGGTCGGACATGCGGGTGGCGATCAGTAAGATCGACGGCGTGGTCTCCGGGGCGGTCGACGAGATCGCGTCTCTGCTGGTCGCCAAGGTGGCCCTGGACGAGGACTACAAGCCGTTCGTGGTCGCGAACGACGGCAAGCCCCGCCGCGACCCCGAGGACCCGGTGAAGCCGTTCACTATGGACCAGCTGGCCGCCGAGTTCATCAAGGAGCGGCCCTGGTATCTGAAGTCCAGCCTCCCGGCCGGCTCCGGGGCGGGCAACGCCGACGACAAGGCGGCCGTGCCCTGGGACATCCAGAAGGCGACCACGGATATGGCCTATGACCTCGAATGGAAGAAGGCCGACCCGGCCGGCAACAAGGCGGCTTGGGCCAAGTTTCTCCAAGAGGCCGAGGCGGCCTTGACCCGGAAGGGGCGCTGATCGCGAAACCACTAGCCCTTGTCTATTTTTGTTGACAAGGCGCAATCTGTGGTGTATGGTGGTTGTGATTGGCGGGTCGGTCGGTCAACTTCCAATCCCACCGACCGCCCGCCTCTACTGCGGGAAGGACTGCTGGCGCAGTCGCGAGCCTCATAAACTCGCCCAGTTGGGTTCGATCCCCAATCCCGCTATCTCGGTGGCCCCGTGCGGGCCGGGCGATGCGGATGCTAAGCCTGGCGCGCATGGAAGCCTAACCCAAACACCGCGCGGCCGATGCGGACGCTAAGGCCGACGAGTGTTTAGCCACGCCGAACGGGGCGTCCTGCCCCTGCCTGCCGACCGGATGGCGGCCAGGTTCGTTGTTTTCCCGAAAACCACGACTCAAGACCTGGAGCCAAACAATGGCCTCGACGATTTTTGTTCCGACCGTCAATAGTGATTTCGTTCAGATTGGCATGATCGACAGCGAAGGCGCGGCCTCGGTGGACAACAAGCCGTGGCGCGAGCTGGTGGCCAGCGGCTGCGTGATCGTTGATCCGACCGAGGCGGTCACCCTAGCCAAGCACGGCGACCGCATCAGCATCCCCAGCATCAAGGACCCGGCCGACTTCGGGCGGGTCGACATTACCAGCACCTCGGCCATGTCCGCCCAAGAGGTGGACACCCTGACCGACGTGGGCGTGGTCCAGTGGAATCGCCAGCTGTATCAGTTCGACGACTCCGACACCATTCGTTCCGGCCACGACGCCTCCAAGGAGTACAGCATGAAGCTGGGCGGCAAGAAGGCCAAGCGCCTGTTCGAGCTGCTCATGAAGGTCGCGGTTGGTGCGGTGGATGCCGTTGACACTCCGACCGCGAACTGCCACACCAGCGTGGTGTATTCCGGCACCACCCCGGCGTACCCGACCCTCCAGCGTCTCCGGGCCACCAAGGCCCTGTTGGCCGATGCCCAGACCCGGATCACCACGGCGGTCATGCACTCGGCGTCGTTCAACTACCTGCTGAGCGACCTGATCACCAACTACGGGGCCGGCTCGGTGGTTGGCGACTTCGCCGCCCAGACCGGCCTGCTCGGCACGCTGCTCGGCATCAAGAACTGGATCGTCAGCGACTTGGTGCCGACCAGTGATTCCGGGGCGAGCTACAACACCATCCTGCTCGGCCCCGGCGCCCTGTGGCTCAGCCATCAGAAGGCCCTGACGGTCGACACCCAGCGGGAAGTGAAGGGCACCAAGACGGTCGACTACATGGCCGTCAGCTTCAACGTGTGCCCGCACGTCCGGTTCGTCAAGTGGGCCGACGCGGGCAATAACCCGACCGATGCGTACCTGATCGATCCCACCAAGTGGGACGAGGCGTACGACGATCACCGCCGGGTGCTGGTCGCCAAGTTGAACTCGAACTGATGGCATCTGCTGTGCCTCTTTCCGGCCCTCATCCTCCGTGCCGCCCGGTTCTGGTCTTCCAGGCCGGGCGGCATGAGGAGTGGGGGAGGGGGTGGCCATGGAGTCAGCCACGTCCATCTGCGAAAGGTTGTTCGGAGGAATCCAGACCATGTTGACTAGAGAGCAGATCCAAGCTCGACTGAGCGACGCGGGACGGGCGTGGTTTCGACACCGAACGACCGGCCAGGTTGTTGATGCGGTCGGGGAACGTATTCCGTTTCTATCCGCCCTTGCTGCCTGGGAGCCCTTGACGCCCAATCAGGTGCGTATCGAGGTTCTCGGCGAAGCGGTCCCGCAACCCGCACCCCCTGTGCCGGCCCAATCGCCTGACAAGGCCGTCCCCCCAGCTCCTGCCACGAACCCCGTTTCTCAGCCGGCCAACAATCAGCCGGTGACGCGGCTACGGTCCAACGCGACCCCACGCAAGCGAGGAGTAGGAGTTCATGTTCAAGACGCTGGCCAGTCTGCAAATGATGTGGGCTAGTGCCCTGGCTTCAGCGGGCATCAACGAGTCCACGGATATCAGCCTCTCCCTGTTTCTGGCCGGTATTGCCGGAACGGCCGCCATTCTCTATCGGGCGGGCCGCGACCGGCAGATGCTCACCGACCGGCTGGAGCAGCTGGATAAGCGGCTCACCGAGCTGGCCAACAACTGCCGGGCCAACAAGTGCGCGATTGATCAGAGCCCGCCACCGTCGAAGCCGGAATGTTCCGGTCCCGACCGTGGTAGTGTCTGTAAGGTCTCTAAATCGGAGGATTGACCATGTTGTCGAGAATCGTACAGGTGTGTTTGGTCGGGTGTGTCCTCGCGGCCCTCTCGGGCTGCGGCATGTCTGAGATCCAGAACGAGCGAGCCACGATCGCGGAAATGGGCAAGACGGTGATGTTCCGGCTGGTCGAGAACGCCAAGATCGATCAGTCCAACTTCACCGCCCAGGGCAAGGTCATCAACCCTAAGTACCAGTACACCTGGTTCGGCGGGGTTGGCCCGTACAGCGTCGGGTCGATCGAGGCGATTGGTGTCGAGGTCGAGGCCAGTGCCGCCGGCGGCGGGGTCGGCAGTGCGGCTCTCGATCAGGATCTCCGCGACAAGCTGTTCGCGATTCTGCAAAGGAGAGACATTGGCGAGGAGCAGCGCAAGGCCCTATGGGCTGAAACCGTGCAGGCGTGGCTGGTTGGCAAGACCTCCGCTGCGGCGACTACTGCCGTCAGCGTGGAGGTTGTTCCTGTCGAGCCTGATCCGAAGGGCAGTGCGGCGACTCAGGCAACTCAGTCCGGTTCGGCTGGGTCAGCGACTCAGCCCACTCAGTAAAGGAGTCGGCGATGTCGTTTTCGGTTCGATATGCACTGGCAATCGTGGCGATCCTGGCGCTCACGACCTGTGGGTGCCAGGATTTGCACATTCACCTGCACTACGGGGAGAAGGTGTACACCCTGGACAACGCCTCGATGGTGGAGGCGTTTGCCAAAGCGGCCGGATCGTGCGGCAGTTCGGGGTGCGTCGAAGGGGGTGGGACGTGCTCGCTTCCGGTGATCCCATCTGCAAGTGAGATCCTGAAGGCTCAGGACGAGGGCAGCTTTGGCGACTCGCCCGAGGAGCAGAGTGTCAAGGACACGCTGCACAAGTACCTGGAGGAGCACCCATGAGCTTCGCGCAACTGCTCAAATGCAAGACGGTGTGGGTCGGTATTGCGATGTTCTTCACCGGTCTGGGCACGATCTTCGCGGACGGCCAGACCGCCGAGGGTATTCGCATGGCCCTGGAGGGGCTCGGGTTCATCACCCTGCGGTCCGGCTTGCTCAAGCTGGGCAATCTCGGCGTGATCGGCCAGGTGCTGGAGTCGTTCGCCAAGAGTGCCGAGCTGGATGCTGCCAACGCGGCCAAGGCGAGCGTTACGGGCAACGCCGCGAGCGGTGCCTAATGGGAGAGCTATGCCCTCGAAGCCCGACATCGCGCGTGGCGACGTGATTGCCGCTCACCGGCTGGTTGGTGAGCACATCCATGCCATGCGTTCCCGGGTTGACGAGGTGAAGGTCAAGCTCGCCCGGCTCGCCTCGGAGTGCAAGTCTCTCTACCTGGACGGCAAATGGGTCGCGTCGGTCATGGCCGGCCTGAGTGTGCGCAGTCCGCAGAACATGCTGTCCACGGCCAATACCACCCTTGCCGACTCGGCCATGCTGATTCGCAGTTCGTCGGTGGTCACCTCGGCGATCGCCAAGGCCGAGCAAGCTCTCTACGAGGGTTCGCTGGCGATCATCGACCGCATGCAGCGCGACGAGTACCGGCTCGATCAGGAGACCCGGGCTCGGATCTACGACGCGGTGACCAGCGGGGAGGTGGCCATCCGGGCGGTGGTGACCGACGAAGAGCTGGCCATGCTGGCCAAGCTTCCGCTGGAGGGCGGCGACCGGGACGAGTGGGTCGGCAAGGCCGCGACCGATTGGGCCGACGGCATGCGTTCCGCGACCGTGCGGATCGTCTCCGGGGCCAAGGGCGGGGCCGAACAGCGAGCAGTGGATCTGGCCAAGGCGGTCGACCGGCACCTCGGCACCTGGCTGAACAAGGCGTATCGACTGGCCTACCTGGCCGCCCTGGTGGCCATGCACGCGTCGGCCAAGGTGTTCATGGCCGGACTGGTCAAGCCGAGCCGGCGGGCGGACATGCGGAGGGCCATGTAATGGCCGTTGCCGTCGTCAGCCTGGTGGACGGGGCCAGCCTGTGGCAGCAGGGCCGCGAGCAGGGCGTGACTCGCATGCGCTGGGAGACGCACCCCGAGCTGGTCAAGGAAGTCTGCGAGGAGTGCCTGTACTACAACCAGACGGTCTGGGATATCGACGACCCGAACGCCCCGGAGCCGCCGCTCCATCCCGGCTGTGCTTGCCAGATGGTGCCGGAGTTCGACGAGGGCACGGTGCTCGGCCAGGACCCGGACGGGAACCCGATCGTGACCGAAAGCCCGCCGATCATGCAACCCGGCGAATGGCTTGCGCGCACCAGCGACGGGCTGAACGATGAGCACCAGGAGCACCTGGAGAAGCGGCTGGGCAAGGCCCGGGCCGCGAAGATCGTTCGCCAGGCCAAGGACCATTACGGCGAGGAGCTGCCCGAGAAGGTGGTCCCGTCGGTCGAGCGTTACGCGGAGGGTCGAAACCCGAACGCGGTCCGGCTGGGCAAGGCCCCGGAGTTCGATTCGATCCGGGTGGCATCCGGCCGGCTCGAAGTCGAGGACATGGCCATGGTCAATGAGCTGGCCGACGAGGCCCGGGAGTGGGCCGACAAGCAGCCCGAGGCGATCCATGAATCCTTCGGCAAGTGGAGCGACGCGAAGGGGTGGTTCTGCACCGAGATCCGCAAGGCGGATCGGGCCGGGGCGACCGGGGACGGCGATGCCGACCGGGCTTGCCGCGAGCTGAATCGGGCGTTCGACAAGGCCCCCAAGTACCGGGGCGACCTGTATCGCGGACTCATGTTCAAGCCCGACCAGATGGTCGGCCTGGGGCCGGGTTACGTGATCGAGCTGAACGCGATGGCCTCGTTCAGTAAGAGTGCCGAGGTGGCCGCCGACTTCGCGGGCATGCGCGAGCAGGGCATGCTCATCGCCGTCAAGGCCAAGAGCGGAATCGACATTGGCGGCTTCAACGCCACGGTCGAAGCCGAGCAGGAGGTCATCATGCGGCGGGGCTCGCGGATGCGGGTCCATTCCGTGCAGGAGGGTTTTTACCAGGGCAAGCGGATCAAGGTCCTGTTGTGCGAGGAGGTGCAGTGATGGCGGCGAAGGATCGGCGATTCTGCGAGACGGACCCGGACATGCTCTCGGTGGTCAAGCCGGACCAGCCGGCCCGGCCGACTCCTCCTCACGGCCATCGGGACGCGACCCTGGCCAGCCTGAAGTTTGCCCGGCGGGTGCGGCGGGTGGTCGCCCTGGGCCGAAAGGAGCACGACCAGTGAACACCAGCGATGCCCGCCCCGACTTGTCGTTCGTGACCACGACCGAAATGGTCGAGGAGATGGGTAAGCGCTACGCGGGATTCGTCATGATCGGCGACGAAGTGCTGAGCAGCAGCGACAAGGCGGAGGAAGAGCGTTACGGGATGGTGTTCTATCGTCACGGAGCGAGCGTGGCCCACATTTACGGGCTGCTGGAGTACGCGATGGGCATGGTCCTCCACCAGATGGAGGAAATCTACGAGGAACTCTCCGGCAAGAGCAAGGGCGACGAAGACGAGGACGACGACGACGAGGATGAAGACTGAGGAGCGGCCATGAGTTACGCCACCGACAATGAGGCGATCGAGCGGATCGGATCGACCACGCTGATGCGTGTCCAGGGCGAAACCGTGTCGGTCAGTACCGCTAAGCTCAAGGCGAGCCGGGCTCACTCCGCCGCCCTGATGGACAGCTATCTGGCCGGCCGGATCATTGTGCCGGTCGATACCGTCTACTGGGCACACCTGGCCGGCCGGCTGCGCGATGTCGAGCTGGACCTGGTTCGCTACCTGGAGTTCGCTCGCGAGGACGTGGCCAATGTGCCCGAGCTGGTCAAGGACCAGCGCGATGCCGCCATCCAGTGGCTGGAGGCGGTGCGCGACGGGCGGGCCAGCCTCACCGGCTCCGGGCAGATTGGCTCGGTGACCATTGTGCGCGGCAACCTCGGGGCCGACAACGTGCGGCCGGCCAATGCCGAGTTCAACGTGGTGACCCGTGGAGCCACCGGCACCTACGCGGCAGAGCTGGGCGACAGCGGACTGACCAATCTGGTGGTCGGCCTGCCCGGCTGGCTGGTGGGCTTCGGATACCGGCAGATTGACGCTTTGAGCGGCCTGAACACGGTGGCCATGGTCCCGGCCATCAACGGGACGGCGCTGACCGACAGTGCCGCGACGCTTACCTGGGACGCCAGCCACGAAACCGCCAGCGAGCGGTTCATGCTGATCAGCAACGGCCCTGTATTGTACGGCGGCTTCGACTTCGAGGCCGGCGACCTGTTGACCGTCAAGTTCACGGAGGGCGGTTCGTGTGCGGCCAGCAAGGCCGCGAAGGCGTTCTTGAATCTCCAGTTTTACACCGGCCTGATCGAGGACGTGCGCCTGGTGCGGTAGGTGGCTATGAACGTTCTGGCCCAGTTTGTGATCCATATGCAAGACCTGAGTCGCAACCGCAGGTTCCGGCGGGCGCTGCGCCTGTTCGACGACCTGCGTTCCGAGATGCGCCAGGTCGGTGAGTACCTGGTGGACGACGCCGAGAAGCAGCTCAAGGCTCGCGACACCGAGTACAACCAGTACGCCAGCGGCCGGCTGCTTCGCTCGCTGAGTGTCCATCCGTTCAAGAAGGCGGTGACCATCTCCAGTGTGCAGCCGTATGCCCGCATTCAGCAGGAAGGCGGAACGGTCAAGTCCAAGCGGCCGAACGGCTATCTGGCCATTCCCCTCCGGGCTCGGGAGAAGAAGAACCGCGCCTGGCCGAGGCACTGGAAGACGCCGCTGCGTGTGGTCCGGTCGCGGGCCGGCAAGCTGTTCCTGTTCTCGGTGCGGTTCAAGCAGATCGTCTATCGGCTGATTCGGCAGGTGACCATCCCGGCCCGGCCGTACCTGATCAAGAGCGAGGAGCTGCTGGAGTACATGCGCGACCTGATCGCGGCTCGGATCGCGGGTGCCAACAAGGAAAGCGGGGCGGCGTAATGGCGAATCCGTACACCCTGATGCGTGAGAACATCGAGTTCGCCCTGGAGAACCATGCCGGGCTGATGGCCCTGGGCTTCGCGATCCGCAAGTGGGATCACTCCGGTGCCCAGCGGGTCGAGAACCCGGCCGCCGACCGGAAGCGGTGGATTCGGATCGACACCGTGGCCCTCAAGGACGAGCCATTCTGGACCAACGGGGTGACCCGAACGACCCAGGATCTCCAGATCGTGCTCTGCCTGCCGGTGCAGGAGGGCAAGAAGCTGGAGGATATCGAGGAGCTGTTCTACCAGGTGAAGCGGGCGTTGACCCCGCTCACCCGGCACAACCTGGCCTCGCCGGTGGATGAGTTCGCGGGCCTGTCGCTGTCCGGCGGCGACGTGGCGTTTACGGAAACGAGCGTGCCCGGCAAGGAGTCGGGCGCGAATCTGGTTTGGTGTTGCGTGTTTCGGGCAACCGTGACCTACGAGGAAGCGGTCGCCGATCTCTCAGCGTAAAGGAGTCTGTCATGGCTAAGGGTTTCATTCAAGAAGTTGGGATCGGCGTCGAGTCCGCCTGGGGAACTGCGGTCACGCCGACGATTCGGGTGCTGGTCAAGGATGCCGGGCTGGGGCAGAAGGACGAGGCCGAACTGACCGAGATCAAGGCCAACAGCAACTTCCCCGATCCGACCACCCACGAATTGACCAAGGTGTCGGCCGGCTGTTCGCTCACTCAGCTCGTGTTCCCGTCGAACGCGAACACGATTATCGGGTGGGGCAACGCCCGCGATGTGAACATGGAGCTGACCCCGCTGACCATCGTGAAGAACGAGGGCATCACCGATGTCGGCTCGCAGTACGCGGGCTGCAAGGTCGCGAGCCAGTCGCTGAAGTGGTCCAGCGACGGGCTGGTCGAGCTGTCCCAGGAGTTCACCGCCAAGATCCGAACCAAGGCGGTGTTCAGTACCAGTGGGCTGAGCTTCATCACCGGCCATCCCTTCAAGGGCTGCAAGGTCGCGGTGACGGTCGATGGGGTGACCGCCGTGGCGGTCGAGAGCGGCCAGATCGATTGGAACAACAACCTTACCCCCGGTCCGACGGGCAGCGACTTCTCGCCCACCTTCCTGAACGAGGGTCACCGGAACGTGTCCGGCAATATCAAGGCCCGGTTCGCCAGTGATGCCTGGAACGCCCTGATGCGCGACGCGACCGACGGCAACCTGGATGCGTTCACTGTGGTCGTGACCCTGACCGATCCGACGGCCACCGACCCGAACAACTGTGTAATCACGATTCCGAGCTGCCGGTCCGGCTCGGCCCCGCTGGAGGTGGCGGACCAGGGAGCGACCGTGTTCCAGACCATCAACTTCGTGTCGGCGGGCGCCCCGACGGTGGCGTGAGCGAGTCTTTGAGCCAAGGAGTAGCCCATGGCGCGGCTGAAGTTTGCTAGGGATGAGTGGCGATTGGTCCAGGGCGACGGCATCGAGGTCGAGCTGCTGATGCGTCGCCTGGGCCAGCTCGAACAGATCGAGGTCAGTGAGCGGCTGAACGCTGTTTCCTGGGAGAAGATCGATACCCAGGACTCGTACGACGCGGCCGGCCGCAAGATCCGGCACGCGGTTCGCGAGGCCAAGCCGGTCGCCGGCCGGTACGTGGACGGCATGGGCCTGGCGGTGAACCGGGTGGTGCGCGGCTGGCGGAACGTGGAGGACGAGTCGGGCAAGCCGATGGTGTTCTCGCCCGAGAACCTCCAGGCACTGACGGCGGCCTATCCCGGCTGGGGCAACGCGATGATCGCGGCAGTGATGGAGTTCACCGGGATCGGGGCGGCCCTGGACGAGGCCGCTGACGGCGCCGTGGACCCTCAGAGCCCGCCGACCGCGTGACCGAGCGGGATCGGCGGCTGGCGGAGTGCCTGGTGCAGCTGGGCTGGCTGAGCAAGGAGTCGGGCGTACCCTTCGAGCTGCTCGGCCAGCTTCCAGAGCCGGCGATCCAGGCGCTGGCCGAGGAGCTGAGCGAATGGACCCGGGCGATCGCGGCGTACGCGAAGACAGCCACCGCCAAGTAGGGCAGGTAGGAGACGACCGGTCATGAGTGAAAGCGGATTCGACTTCACTATTCGGGCGGTCGATGCGACCAAGAAGGGCCTGTACACGGCCCTGTCCGGGGTCGAGTCTTTTGCGCGCAGGGCCAGCCACCTGCTCACCTCTCCGTTCCGAGCCCTGACCTCGCTGGGCACGATGGCGTTCGTGGCCAACGTGAACACGCTGACCGGCGCACTCCAGAAAGTGGCCGACGTGATCGCCCAGCAGGAAGACGGCATGTCTCGGCTCAAGACCACGCTGTCGGCTTCCGGTTACGCGGCCGGGCTCACCGCCAAACAGATCGGCGGCATGGCCGGCCAGATATCTCGGGTCACCGCATTTGAGGACGATGCGATCGTCGAGGCCCAGGCGGTCCTGGCCCGGGCCGGAAACATGCGCGGTCAGATGTTCAAGGAAGCCAGTAAGCTGGTGGTGGACATGGCTGCGGCGATGGGCAGTAACGACCTGCCGACCGTGGCCAAGATGCTCAGCATGGCCATGGCCGACCCGGCTCGGGGGATGGCCATGCTCCGCCGGGCGGGCGTGGCCCTGACTCTCACTGAGCGGGCGATGATCAAGAGCCTGATCGACTCCGGCAACACCGCCAAGGCCCAGGCGACGATCTTCGACCTGCTCCGTTCGCGATTCAGCGGTATGGCCGAGGAGATGGCCAATACCACTACCGGCTCGGTTCGCCGCATGCAGGTCAGCCTGGGCGAGATGGTCGAGTCCGGGGCCAACGCCGTCTCCCCGCTGGTCAAGGTCATGGCCGACAAGATCGAGGGCTACGCCAGAGCGATCGCCGACAAGATCGAGCCGATCGGGACGGCGATGGAGGCCAATCTCGGTCTGGTGGGCACGACCGCGAAGGACGTGGGCAAGTCGCTGCTCCAGTCGCTGGGGATCAGCTGGGACGAGGTGGGCGGAAAGGCGGCCACGGCCTGTGAGAAGATGATCGCCGGGCTCAAGAGCGTCAACTCCGCCTCCGAGACCGCCGCCAAGATCGGAGTGATCGGCCAGGGCTTCTGGAACGCCGGCAAGACTTTCGTGCACACCGCCCGGGGTGCCGGTGCCGGCGTCCTGGGTACGGGGCTGAAGGCAGCCGGCGGCGGCTACTTCGGGGCCGAGAACTGGGCCACCTGGATGGGCCAGGGACTACTGGAGACCGCCGAGAAGGCCCAGAAGGCCGCTGAAGCCGCCCATAATGCGACTGGCGACCCGGTGGCCCGCTTCGATGAGATCAGTAAGAGGTTCAAGGCCAACCTGGACAAGATCGAGGCCACCGCCAAGCAGGCTGCCGACAATACCGCCAAGCTCAAGGCGAAGAAGGCCCACCAGGAGGCGATCGAGCAGTTCCGGGCCGCGCTCGGCCCGATCAGTGCCATCGGCTCGCGGATGTCGGAGGCGATCGGCAAGGCGTGGGAGAAGATCGGCGGGACGGCCAAGGACGCCGCCAAGGCCGCCGAGGAGAAGTGGAAGGCGGCCGGTGATCGGGTCAAGACCGCCCTGGACAGAGCCCGGGACGCCGCCCTGCGGCTCAAGGACGCCCAGCGGGAGAAGAACCTGGGCTGGAACGAGATCGAGAGCCAGAAGTACGAGATCCGCATGGCCCGGGCCGGCAGCGAAACCGAACGCCGAAAGATCATGCTGGAGCAATCCCAGGCGCTCATGGCCAAGAGCAAGAAGGCGACCGACACCGAGGAGCGAAAGGCGTACCTGTCCCAGGGTCTGGGGATCGCGATGGGCCTGGCCAAGGAGTCGGCCGTGTTCCGCGACAACCGTGCGCGCACCATGACCGACAACCTGGTCACCGAGTACCAGAGCGCCATTGGCCTTGAGCACGGGGCCACGTACGGCTCCGCCTGGCTGAAGAAGGCCGACGCCGACCAGGAGCTGAAGGATGCCGAGCGTGAGAAGCGCAGGCTCGAAGGGGCTCAGAAGCTCCAGGCGGCCAAGGAGGCCCTGGCCCCGATGAAGGACGCCGCTATCGAGACGGCCAAGGCGGTATTTGAGCTTCGGGACTCGCTCAGAAGTGCCGCCAAAGCCGGGATGGGCGTGCTCTTCGGCGTGGGTCGCGGGAACAACAACGGCCAGGTGGAGTCCGGGGCTGCCGGCTCACTGAGCCATGTGGCGGGTTGATCATGGCGAATGACGTACTCAGCTTTGCGGGAACGCAGATCGGAGACATGTGTCTGCGCGCAACCATCGAGGTCCATCGCGGCCAAGGCGGGTCGGTCGAAACCGGAGCGATGCGCCAGTATGCCCTGCTCGACGACCCGAGCCCCAATCTCTACTACCTGCTCAAGGCGGTGGTGACCAAGGTCTGCGACGACTCCGCCGAGCTGTGCCGCTGGTCGGCGGCGATGGGCTATCTGATGACCCTCTCCAAGCGCGACGTGCAGATCACTGGCCCGAACGCCATATTGATGGAGGACGCGGTGCTGGTCGGTCCGGTGGTGGTCCCGGTGAGTATGGACGCCCACCCGGGCAAGGCCCTGGAGATGGAGTTCGTCTTCGTATCGGTCACGCCGCCCTCGTGACAGGGCCGTGACAGGATCGTGACAGGATCGTGACAAGAGCGTGACGGGTGAGTGAATGGCGACCTACGAACTGCTGATCAATGACGCCCCCCTGGTGGTCGGGCGTGACGCCTCGCTGGTGAGCATTGCCGTTCGCTACCAGTGCCCGCGCGAGTTCGCCTTCTCCGTGCCCGCGTCCGCTCAGCGGATTGCCCTGGGCTCGACCTGCGAGTTCACGGTCGACGGGGTGATGCGGTTCTGCGGTCTGGTCATGGACTGGCAGCCCTCGCCGACCCTGGCCGGCTCGGACATCTATCGGGCGTATGACTATGCTGAGATGGCCGGCGATGTGCAGCTGGTTAAGCCCCGCGACGACAGCCAGGCTCGATACCTGAACTTCCTGCTCAACCGGGCGCCGTTCGTGGCCCTGTCCGAGATCCTGAATGCGATGAGCAACGCGTTCGCGGCCGAGCTGGTGGCCGTGGGTGCGGCGGCGAGCTGGGTGGTGTTCTCGGGCGTAACCGAAGGCTGGTTGGCCCAGTGCAACGTGTCTGACGGCTCGTTCCCCGAGGTGCTGACCGCGATCCTGTCCGGGTTGCCCGGCTACACCTGGCTGTGGGAGCCCGAGAACCGGCAGTTCGTCATTGTCAACCTGTACCGATCGCCGACCCAGACCGTGACCGTGGGCAGTGATCTGGTGACCCAGCTGGCCATGAACATGTCCATCCGCGATCGCTACACGGTGGTGACCTGTGTGGGCAAGCCGCTCAACGCCCCGACCCCGGTGTCCGTGGACTGCGTGCCCGACTGGGACGAGGAGCTGGAGGAAGGCTGGGCGCCGGACCTGGTGACCGGCCAGGACAGTGCCGAACAGGCGTACGATGAGGAGATGCAGAAGGTCTTCCGTCGCTGGTCGTTCAAGGATGCCCTGGAGAGCAGCGGCTATTCGATCAATGCGGATTTCCCGGTGGATCTGCGGGTCAAGATCCGGGTGCGTAAGGACCCGGCCAAGTACCGGTGGATCTCGGTAAAAGTGGCCAACGTGGATACTGACCTCGGCTACATCGAGGCCGAAGAGCCGCTGATTCGCGGCGTCGACGTGGGCCAGGCGGGGATTGCCCCGGCGTTCCAGGTCGGCGGCAGCCAGAAGGCTCTGGATGTGAAGCTGCGGTTCGTGGGCACACATGTGGTCCGGCCGGAGTACACCTGCGGGCCGGGCGGTTCGGCCTATGCCCAGTACGGCCTGCTCCGGCACCGCTACGAGTACGACCAGTCTAATGACGACCTGTCGGCCGAGAGCGTGGCCCAGATGCTGCCCAGCCGGGCGTCGCTGATGCTCGACGCCCTGGGCGACGTGGCGATTTCGGGCTCCGTGCCGCTGGCCGGCTCGGTGCCCGACTGGCTGTGGAATCTGAATGTCCGGGTCAACGTCTCCGTGCCCAACCGCAACCTGGGCACCGAGTCGATGGCCGCCGTGGTGACCGGCTTCACTCACTCGTTCGACGGGTGCGGCTCGACCACGCTGGAGCTGAGTACGGATCGCAGTTCGTTCGTAGGCCGAGGGATGATGTGATGGCGGGATGGTTGGAAACTGCGCGCAAGTTGCTTGGCCGGATCACCCGGAGCGAGAGCCGGCTGCTGGCCGCCGAGAACCGGATTAAGCGGATCGACCGGCTGCTGGCCCAGATGATGGCCAATCGGTCGGCCAGGGCGGTGGTTCCGGGCACGTTCAACGCCCCGATTGGCGATCTGCTGGTGGCCAAGATCACCGGCTCCGCCGGCGGGCACACCTACTACGGGCGGATTCAGTATTGCACCGGCTACGGCACGTTCGAGAACGACGATGTGTGGACGGACACGATCAACGTGTCGCCGCTGCCCAACGCCGACAGCACCTACCCGGAGCTGACCACCGGCCAGTATGTCTTCGTCCGCAGTCAGGGCCGAACCGACGATTCTGAATACTGGATCGCCATATCCGGGGTCGGGTCGTCGGTGGCCAGTTCGCACGACCCGTGGTGGGGGGTGATCACCTCGTGCACCTTTGGCGGCCGGGTCATGGTCAAGAAGGTGTCTGGCACGTTCAATGATCCCCCGGGGGTGCCGGAGGAGGATTTCACCATCGACCAGGGTGCGGTCGAGATCGAGGCGTGGCAGGGCGACGGCTGGCACATCGTCGGCGACTATGTGCACCTGATCTACAACGGCGACGACATCTCGCCGGCGTGGTCGGTCGAGCAGCGGATCGAGGGCACCAGGGCGTGGAGCGTCTCCCAGAGTGCCGATTGGTCCACGAATCAGGTCGATCCTGGCGAGGTGACGAGCTGTGGCTGACGGCCTGCTCATGCGCTGTGGTGCGATCGTCGGCTACCCGATGCGCGAGGAAGACGAGCGCCAGCTGAAGGGCTTCGCTAACCTGAGCGGTCTGGTGCCGTTCCGCTATTGCAGCGGCGGCTGGTGCGACCCCGACCGGCCGGGCCGTGGCGAGACCTATCGCATGTGGCCGATGCGGGTCGGGCGGCGGCTGATGTTCGTCGGCAACGTCGACGGCGTGTGGCGCTGGGGCTTCCCGTTCCGCAGTAATGCCGAGAGCGAGTTCATCAATGGCCAGTACCAGATGACCCGGCATGGCACGCTCCGCATCGTCACCGCGTCCGGCCCGGAGATCGACGAGGGGCCGTGCGGCTGCCACCCGGACTGCGAGTTTGTCATTACCATGAACGATGACTTCGCGGACCATATCGACTGCGCGGAGTGGGAGCGTGACGGCCAAGGCAACATCATCTACTACTATGACGAGTGGGGCCGGCCGCACGCCAACTGCTTGCAGGAGGAGTTTGTTCCCAATGCCGACGCGGTGGTGTTCAAGGACCAGTTCAACGGCACCATCTACGGGTGGCTGATCGACGACGGCTGCGAGGAGGATCAGCCCTACGCGTGGCCGCCGGACCGCAAGACCCCGTTCATTCCGCCGAAGGTGCTGGCCGAAGGGCACCAGGATTTGGAGTACCTGGCGTATGGCGATGGCCGCATGTACCAGGGCGAACCGTACTACGGCCTGCTCACCATCCACGAGCAGACGACCTGGAAAGTGCTTCGCGAGTTCGAGTTCGCCCGTTGTCCGTCGGAGGCGAACCTGAATGTCTACCAGTGGCAGAACCCCGACCCGGATGGGATCTGGAACGGCTGCTACATTGGCCAGAACGACAATCACGGGGCGATCTACCCGTTCAATGCCGGCTGGGAGACGATCTACGACGGCTACTGCTCCTCGCCCTCGTCGATGGTCGAGTTCTTCGGCTATTCGTGGTTCGCAAGGGTGCTGATTCTGTCCTACTACCGCACCGAGCGGTGGTACGTTTTCCCCGACGGCGTGCCTCGCTATCACGAGCTGGCCGACGATTGGACGGCGGACTTCTACTACTGGAACAAGATCTACCGCATCGGGGCCTGCCGGTACTCGGACGCGGGCTACATCTCACCCTTTACCGAGGTGTCCACAACGTGCCAGGGCACGCCTGGCCAGCTCGGATCGCCGGACGTGCCGCTGCTGCGCGGCGATGTGGTCCGGTCGTTCTCGGACTCGGCGTACTGGGGAATGGACTGCGACCTCCTGTACGGCCGAACGGCAGTAGTGGGCAGCGTCAAGTACGAGGGCGATGACTGATGGGCGGACTCGACTACATCACCCGGCACGGCGGCTGGAACGGGACGCCCGGTTCCATGCCCGGCCATGTTCGGGCGGTGACCCGGGAGCGGTACGTGAGTCGCCCAGCCAAGCGGACGCCGATCGTTCGCTACCGGCCGGTGGCCGATTTGCGGGCCTTGTGCGACGAGTGCGATCATGCCGAGATCGACGGGCCGAGCGGTAGGGCGGTGGGCTGTGATCTGCTCACCCCGGCCGTCGGGCGGAGCTGTACGCCCTGCCGGGGCCGGTGGCTGGCGGCGATCAAGAAGAACATCCCGCCGAACGGCTGCCCGCACGCTGTGCCGATCACGTCCCAGGCCGCCACGTCCCAGGATGGAGGGACTGAGTGATGGCCAACAACGTGGTCCTGACCTTCGTGCCGCTGAACCAGTGGGCCTCCGGGCTGACCGCCGATGTGCTCTGGAACGGGGCCATCGCTGACGATGGCTCCGGCGACGGCATTCCTGGCGGCGGGGACCTGAACGAGACCCCGCTGAGCCTGGTGCCCATCCCGGTGTGGCCCTCGGGCAAGGCCGGCGACGGGCTGAATGAGGATGGCCGGGAGGAAGACGGTTATCCGTGCAATCCGGCCTGTTCCGGGCTGGGCGACGGAAATGGAGTCGACGGGTACGCCGAAGACGGCCTAAGTAGTGTATATTTCTGTTGGGAATCGTCGTCTGTGTTGCGCTGGCTGCGGGACGGCACGTATCGGTTCGCCGTCCGGCTGTCCGACCAGTACGGCACGCCGCAGACCGACGTGCTCTGCGAAGTGGAGGTTATGGTGCTCAACAACCCCAGGCCGCCGAGGAACCTGCGGTTCACGAGCTGGAACGCGGGAACCGGCAAGGTCGGCATCGCCTGGGACGCGAGCTATGACCTGCTGCTGATCTGAGGAACGAACATGGAAATGCACATCGACAGTGAGACCGGCTATTCAGTGAACACGTTCACCAACGTGCGCGACACCCACTCCGGCGTGTGGTATCGGCTGTGGGGTGCGGTCCCGGCGTACACCAACATCATTCGCATGATCTGGTCGCTGTGCCGAGCCCTGGCGGCAGTGGGCGGGGGCCGGGTCTACCGGGACTCGTCCGACGGCACTGCCACGTTCAGCGTGACCGCCCTGAGCTACCTGTATCGCGGCGTGGTCAAGACCATGAACGCCTCCACCGGCAACACCATGTCCGGCGGCGACGGGGTGTATTCGATCTACGCGATCCCGTCGAGCACGGCGGTCCAGGTATCGGCCGTGGGCGGCGGCTGGCCGACCGGCCCGCACGTCCGCCTGGCCCAGATCACCCTCTCGGCTGGAGCCTGGTCGCAGATCAGCGGCGTCGAGGACCAGCGTTCGGTGTGCGACCTGCGGGTGATGAACGAAGGCCCGTCTGGAACCAAGGTGGTGACGCCTCTGGCCACCGGCACGCTGGTTCTGGCTGCGAGCGACTGCGGCACGCGTTACGTCAACACCGGGTCGAGCGCCATGGTCCAGTTCACCCTGCCGGCGGCCACGGTGGGCCTGTGGTACGAGTTCGCGGTGACTGTGGCCCAGAGTCTGCGGGTGGCCACCAATGGGACGGACACGATCAGGATCGAGGGCAACACCTGTTCGGCCGGCGGGTACACGGCCAGCAACACGATTGGCGATGCCATCACCCTGGAGTGCGTCGAGACCGGCAAGTGGACCGCTGTTGGCGGCTCGCGGGTGGCGAGCGGCTGGCTGTTGAACTGACATGAACTGACATGAACTGACAGACTGAGCGGCGTGATGGAACTGAACGGCTATGACATCTGGGTGCTGCCCGAGGGCTCGGACCTGAGTACCGAGGTGGTGCATGAGATCGAGCCCACGATGCAGGTGCCCTGCCTGACCAGTGCGTGGATTTCGTTGACGCCTGGCCCGGCCGGCACCGGATATCGAGTCGTCATGTGCGCGCGCACCTGGGATGGCCGTCGTGGCGAGGTGGCCGAGATCAAGCTCCCGCTGCTGAGCGACGGGACCATGATCGCCCTGCGGCCGTCCACGCCCAGCAACCTGCGGTATTCGCCCCTGGCGAACGGCGAGATCCTGCTGCGATGGGATCATCATACCGAGGAGGGCCATGCCCAGGCCGTCGGGTTCGAGGCTGAGTTGGTTGAGTGATCGAGTGGCTGAGCGAGTAACTGTGGAGGCGTTATGGACGTTAACCTAGTCAAATCCGTGTGCCTGTGTAACGGCAAGAACACTAAGACCAGCCGCAATTATCTGCTACTGACCGATAGCGGGCCGACCACTTCCTCTCAGGACGTGAGTCTGTTCATCATCGGGGAGCGCTGGACCAATGCCGAGTCGTACGGCCGCTGGCTGATCGGCGTCGGCGGGACGGGCATCTACCGCTACTCGCTGGGTATCGACACCAATTTAAAGCTGGTGCTCAACCTGGATACGGTGACCACCATTACCAGCAACATCACCATCGACACCAATGCCTGGTTTGCCGCCGGCGCGGCCATTGACCGCACAGCCAAGACGGTGACCTTCTGGTATCGCAAGTTGACCGGCTCCGACGGGGTGAGCTACAGCCCGGGTACGACTCAGACCCATGTGGTCTCGATGGGTTCGAGCAACCCGGTCACCGGCGGGTCCAGCTGCGTCGGTTGCAGTTCGGGCGGTGAAAGTGCCAATGCGTACTCGTGGGACGGCCGCATCGCCCACCCGGCGATGTGGGTGGACTACAAGCTGGATCAGACCGATTTCGAGGCTTTGATTGGCGGGTTCTACGCCGGCACGTCCGACCCCACCGGCTACGGCGATTCCGGGGACTGCAAGTGGTGGTTCTCGTTCGAGGGCGGGACGGGTATCGACCAGGCCCTGACCATCGATACGCCTTTCGAGGATTCCACCTCCGGCTCGGTCACCGCCACCCCGAAGAAATACTCTAACGGCAATCCGCCGTACTACGATGTCGGGCCGTTTTTGCCGCGCTCGTTCGCTCGGCCGAGGAGTACCTATGGCCGGGCGACGCCCAGGTTCTTCCCCTATCCGTACAAGGGTGGGTTCATCTACTCACACGACGAGCACGGCACGCTGACTCGCGAGGACTGGATGCGTTTGTTCCGGTGGATGAATACCCGGGCGACCGATTCGGTCCACGGGGCCGGGCTGGGCATCGAGGTCAGCTCGACGTACTGGCCGTTCGTCTGTTCGGGCAGCAACTCGAACTGGGGGCCGCAGAACAAGTTCTCTTACTATCAGGGCCTCCCAAGAGAGGGTGGAACCGCCCTCCAGAAGACCGCCGATGTGGAGACGGTCAGGATGCTGCTGGAGGCCGGGGTGATCGACGGCATCCACGGGTACGGCGATTTCGGTGAGACGGGCTATGTTGACTATCGCGTTCCGTTCGACCCCGCGTACGCCAACCAGTTCATTGCTGAGCTGGCCCGCCACGGGCTCAGTCTGCCGAAGGTGTTTGTCAACCACGGGGACTCGCACAACACCCACAACATCGGCAACGAGACGTTCACCAAGGGTGACGATTCGGCTGCGGACGAGTACCACATGGACCAGACCAAGGCCGCCGGCGGGGCCGAGATCGTGTGGTCCGCCGCAGTGTCTGGCATGGGCAGCGGCATCGCCAACGCCAGGCTTACCCGCTCGCCGGATATGAACGATTTGGATCGGCCGCCGTTTCTTTCCAACACCTGGGGCGATTCCAGCAAGAGCTACGTCTACCAGCGCTACAGCCCACGGATCATCTACGAGGTCACTGACGACGACACCGCCTCGATTACCCTGGGTACTCCGTCGCTGCTCGTCGTGCCGGACACGGTGTTGAGCGATTACACCTACTCGGCCGCTCACAGTGTGTTGGTTATGAGCAGCTCGACCAACCAGATCGGTCACGCCTGGGTCAGCTCGGCGAACCACAACGGCGACAACTGGGAGTTGCGGCTGACGACTTATGTTGGCGGGCTCGCGATCACCGCGAGCGCGACCGATGTCAAGTTCCTCTTGATCGAGACCAGCTACTCGAATAGCTCTTGCTTCTGGGGGATCGATCACTACTACGATAGCCGGCTGCTCGACCAGATCGAGACGGACGGCGGCCTGATATGGGCCTATGCCCACCTGGGATACTACTCCAGCGATCCCGCAGTGCACGCTCAGCATCCCGATCTGTACAACGGGTACACCGCCGACCGGCTGGCGGCCGCGTATGCCGGCATGCGGGCGCTCGCCCAGCGCTATCACGACGGGACGATGTTCACCGCCGGCCTCTACCGAATGTTCAGGTATTTGTTGACCATGAATCAGGCAATCTGGAACGTGGTCAGCACCGGAGTGAACGCCTACCGCATCACGATTGAGCCGACCTTCACGGACGCGGTGCTGGGCACGATCACCCTGACTCTCGATCACGTCATGGGTTTGACCTGGTATCGCCCGGAAGGGGCCACGGTGGAGGTGTATCTGGGCGACACCCCGGTTGCGGTGCAGAACAACGCCGCCGATGCGACCGGCTTCCAGTCGGTGAGTATTCCCTGGGTCAAGCTCGCGTTCCCGGCATTCGAGGGCGGGACGCGCAGGCTCTCACTACCATTCGGAGAAAACGCTATGTACAAGAACATCGCTGGCCAGTACCTGGCCGTCTATGCCCACGACACCGAGGCCAATGGTCCGATGGAGGGCGATGCCGCCAACATCACGGCGACCATCGCCCTGGATTGCGGTTCGCCGACCTCGTGGGTCGGGCCGAGTTCCCAGACCCATCCGACCGAGCGGGGCGGCGGGATCTACATCTTCCCGCTGACCCAGGCCCAGACCAACTGCAAGCTGGTCACGCTGGTCGCGGCCAGTGCGTCGGAGAACGTGATCATCGAGCCCCGGGCGGTCGAGGTCCAAGACCCGTACGGCCAGACGGTGGACGGGATCACGGTGTCGAGCGCCATCGAGTCGCTGCTCGCCGTGGTCGCCGGCCAGGCGGTTCCGTCCGGCAACGCGGTGGCCTTCAAGAAGCGTGACGGATCGACCACCAAGGTCACGGTGACCTACGGTTCGACCGCCGGGCAGCGAACCGGTAGCGAAATCGCCGGCTGATTGAGATGGGGCAACCATGGCCGACTACTCGCACTGGAGAGTCGATGCGTGGCACGCGGGCCATTGGGCGGCGTGCCACTACACGGCCGTAGAGCCGGTCCCAGAGGAGGAGGTGGTCTTGCTGACCACCTACTCTCACTGGCATGGCAATGCGTGGGCCGTGAACCACTGGCACGCCCGCCAGTGGGTGGTGGTGGTCGAGCTGGAGGAAGAGGCCCCGGTCACATTGACCAGCAGCCACTGGCCGCTGATGCACTGGGCCGAGGAGCACTGGACGGAAGACCACTACGTTGGCCGAACGGTGAGCGAGGGGCTGAAGTGGAGCGCCGGCCCGTGGGATCGCTCCATCCGCATCACCGGCCTGCCGGTCGACCTGGTGACCCGCCTGGTGCTGCGGGCATTGTCCGCAGATGGCACGGATGACGGAGGCTATGCGATCGTGGACGTGATTCCACGCAACAATCCGCCATCCGGTATTGCGGCCGGGAGTCTGGCCGCCGAGGTGGTGGAGTAGCCCGAACACTCGGGGGCTCCATGCCAGTTACACGAGTCAACGTACCGTACCAGAAGGCGGGACAGCGGTTCCCGGTTCTGCTGATGTCCGATCTGCACATCGGGTCGGGCGACTGCGACCTGAAGCTGCTGGTCAGCGATCTGGAATGGGCCAAGCGGGCTGGGGCCACGGTGCTGATCAACGGCGATGTGGCCGACCTGCTCCTGCCCAAGGACCAGAAGCGGTTCACCCCCAGCGTACTCGACGGGCAGCTCTCGGGCCGCGATGCGGTGCTGAACGCGACCCTGGACCTGACGTTCTCGGTGCTCAAGCCGTACGCCCGGAACCTGGCCATGATCGGCTGCGGGAACCACGAGAGTTCGGCAACCCGGCACCACAGCGTGGACTTCGTGCGTTTCCTGCTGGACAGGCTGGCCCAGCTCAATCCCAAGATCGCCCACGGGGGCTACACCGGGGCGGTGGTGTTCCACTTTCGGAGGCCGACCGGCGGTGGCAGCATGTTCAAGATCATGTACTTGCACGGGGCCGGCGGCACCGCTCCGGTGACCAAGGGCATGATCGACTTCAACCGCTTCGCCGGCTATGCGCGCAACGCCAACCTGCTCTGGCTGGGCCACAAGCACAACCGGTTCGTGGCCGAGGCGGCCGAGCTGTTCATTCCCGAGGCCGGGGACGAGCTGGAGTATCGGCCGGTGTGGCACGTGATGACCGGTGCGTACACCCAGACCACGGTTCCCCAGCTCGATTCCGCCGGTCACTACCAGAGTCACTGGGCCACCGAGCGGGGCTTCGCTCCCCAGGGCCACGGCGGCGTGCGGCTGTGGTTGGTGCCGGAATGCTACCGGAATACCGTTCGGGTGCGGTGCGAGATCGATCTGCGGTCCTCGGATCGCGAGGACTGAGCGAGGAGTCTAATCATGTACGACTTGATAACCGACATCGTGACCGGCCAGGCGGACAACGGGAAAATCGTCAACGTGATGCTGGAGGCCGACAACGCGGCCGTGCTCGGCGAGCGGGTGTCGAGCCCCAAGACCGGGCTGACCTACGCGGACGTGACGTTCTGTTGGGTGCGGGAAGGGGCTGCCGACAGTCTGGCCCACGGCTCGTGCGTGACCATGACCGCCGACGAGCATGTGGACGGCGGGTTTGTCGAGATCGACAGCGTGAATGCCCCTGGTTTGTACCAGTTCGGCGTCCCAGATGCAGCCCTGGTAAGCGGGGCAAACTCGGTAATCATCGTGCTCCAGGCCGCCGGCGTGGTGACCAAGACCATCCGACTGCTGATCACTACGAGCGACTTTCGGGCCGGCGGGGGCGGCGGCTTCGGCGGTACGGTGGTTCTCGGGCCGGTGGTCGGCGGTCAATCGCCGGCCAACCAGCTCGGCGAGCCGCTCATTCTGGAGTGCCACCGGGGCGAGGCCAAGGTGTTCACTCTCACGGTGCTGGATGCGGATGATCTCCCGATTGACCTGTCGGGCAAGACCCTGGCCGTGGTGTTCGCCGAGAACCAGGACGACGCCACCGCTGAACTGTTTGAGCTGGGCAGTTCCTACCTGACCGTGACCGGCGACGACGACAACGTGTTGCTGGTCACCTTGGGCGCGGTGCGGACCACGACCACCCCGCGCACCCTGCGCTGGCAGCTCTGGGACCGAACCAACGCCCTCGCCCCTCAAGTGCTGCTGCACGGCTATCTGACCATCCGCCAGGCTTTTGGGGCGTCTTGACCGAGTATTTTTTCGTCGATTTTTCTGGACGGGGATTCTCCCTTGTTGTATACTGTCTACGGATGGAGGTTGACAGATGGCTAAGCCTCGCAGCAGGCCAACCTACGGTCATTCCTGCAAGCAGAGATCCCTCCGGTGCGTGTATTGCGAAGCGGTGATCGACATATCCCTGACCGGCGATCAGCTCGCGAGCATGGCGGCCGAGGATCGGGCTGTGGCCGGGTACATCGCTGAACACCTCAGCGAGTGCCGGCGGCACCCGATGCGGGCGCTGGAGTGGGACTTTCGGGCGGCCATGGCGGTGCTGGCCGAGTTGGCGAATGCCGATCGGCCGGTGGTGGATGCGGCGATTGCCCGCCTGCGAGCCACCGGGGCCGCAGGGGACGCGATGGCCTCGGCGATCGAGGCCAAGCTAGAGGCATGGGTGAGCGATGTTGAAGCTGCAAGTACCGAGTGCTCTGCCCCCGTCAACAATCCGTCCATCGAGCCCGTGTACGGCGGGCGGGCGGAATTGGTCTGAGGTATTTGTCCCGCCCGGCTGGCCGTTGTCGCATTGGGCCGAGGAGTGCGAACGGATGGCCGCTTGCTGCGTTGGCGTGCGGCCGGACCTGTCGGCCGAGTGGAGTGCGCTGGCGGGGCGAGTGCGGGACGAGATTGCGAGGCAACAGGTGGGCCAAAAGAGTCGGAAACAGCTTCCCCCGGTGAGTGGCTGGGTTCTCCAGCGCGCCCGGGGAGAAGCCCGATGGGTTCCGCCGGCCAGAAAGGGGGAGGTGACAGACGCGACCGACATAGGCTGGTAAAAAGTGCCGGCTTGACGTTTCAGCCGGCGGACGTTACAAGTAACGAAAGGAGCGTATTCACATGAACAAGGTCGTGATTGGTTTGCTGATCTCGATGATCGGCGTGCTCCCGTTCTTGGTGGATACCGGGTATGGGTGCGAGGTTGTGTGCGGTTCGTGCGATGAGGAGAAGTGGCCGCCGGCTTGCTTGGGGAGAATCTATGAATGGACGCCTGACCCTGATCATCTGTGGGAAACTGCGCAGAACAGTTCGTGTCAGGCTTTCTCGAACGTGACGGTTGGTGCCTCGATACCGCCGAGTGCGTGCCTTGGCTGGCACGAGGTGATCACCCCTGTTTGGGTAGCCGATCCGACTGAGTGCAAGCCTGACCGTAAGGTCCTTTATACCTACACCACATCGGAGAAAGTGTGGGAGTACAGTGGCGGCGAGGACGAGATCGGCTTCCCGGCAAGTACATGTCCCGCCTACGCGTGCGGAGCCGGATGTAGGAAAACGGACGACAACGAAGGCATAGACAAGTACATCGCCGACTACGGTCAGCTGACTGGCCTGTTATGCAACACATATAATCTGCCGTGCGGCGCTGACTCCCCCACCTTCACGCACGAATGTATCAACAACATCGAAGACGATTACCCTACCGTTTGCACCTGCACGGACTTCGACGAGTCCATGGAGATGTACGAGATCGTGTGGGAGCCGAACACGGACGGTTGTGCGGACGACGTGTTTTACGTCAACGGCCCCATATATGGCGAGTGCCCGTCAGCGTGCGACTGGCTTGACAGGCTCACTTGTGTCGAGCGTCCAGACTGGGAGGTCACTGCGCAAAAGTACCTTAACGAGAATTGCAAGTGTGCGAGGCCGCCTGACCTTGATCCTGATCCTCCGCCTTGCCCCTTCACCCATCAGTGGTGCAACAGTATCCAGGCTGCGCAGTGCATGCCTCCGTGATAGTGCGGTGGCGAGGCGTGTTCTCTTGATGCGGAAGTGTTTTCATGGTAAAGAGTTCTCCTGTAAGGAGGTTATGTATGATCAAGCAAGTTTTCATGGTTTCAGCAGGTTTCCTGTTTCTGGGCTCGGTTGCTCTCGCTGCCGAGCCGGTCAAGCATGAGTGGTCAACCGTCTCTCCGTCCGACTTCAAAGCTGAGTCTCGCGCCGCCCTGGACAAGTGGGTAAGCAACTTCGCTGGGCTCGGCAACTATGAAGTGTGGTCGGCCACGAGTCGGGAGTTGCACGGCAAGCCGTACGTCGGGCAGTCGGTGCTTCGCATGGAGGCCAGCCGCCCTGGCCGATTCCTGTTTGCCTGGTACGCCCCGTGGCGCCAAAAAGATGTCCAGTTTTCCATGTTTGACGGAAAAAAGGCATACAGAGGAAGCGTTCGCTTCGGCGAGTCCACAGTTGTCGACAAGTACGAGACCCGGACGATACCTACGGTCAACGGCGACGCTGGCAGATCGACCGAAGGGTTTCGCGATTGGGACGCTTTAACTGAGAATCTTGATTCGGATGATCGGTACATTAGTATTGTCGGCGCCTGGATACCGGTTTACAGGCCAGATTCGCTCTGTGCCAGCGTAGATCCGATAGTCCGATCCGGCTTTCCCTATCTTGGCAAGATGCTGTTTGAGGCAATGGGCAATACTGCCCATATCAGTCCGTTTCATGCCAAGATCAAACCAGAAGTCGGGGAATCGGTCTATCTGTCCCTTGCCGGGCCTGGCGCCAGGTTTGAGGTCGGACCTGACGGCGATCGGCGGCTGGTGAAACCCGGCAGGCTCATGATCGCTACGCAGCCTGACGGGACAAGGAAGCTCGTGCCCAGGGTGGTGGAGAAAGTCGATGAAGCTGCTGCCACCAAGCCGTTGCGCGACCCCGCCAATTACAAGATCACCAAGGGGCCGCCCATGTACGTGGTAACCTTGGATGAGAAGACTGGTTTGCCGCTCACCTGGTCAGAGACTGTCTTGGGCGGCACAACAATTGAGCGGCAACCCGTCTATCGGGCATCGGACTTCCTACCTGTTGACGGCACGACTTCGGTCATACCCGCCAAGGTGGTCATCTCGGCGTATACAACCGGCAGCCCTGAAGTCCGAGTTGATGTGATTACGATCCTGCGTACCGGGGTGAATGCGAAGGTCACATTCAACGGTGACTCATTCGACCCCGCCAAGCTGACCCGTGACAGTCTGTCCCCAAAGAAGGCTCAGAAGTAACCGCTTCGCTGCCGAGCCGACCCCGAGGCCCAACCGCCTTTGGGTTGGCTTGGCGGCGGGTGGTTTGTAGAGTTTTGTCGAATAGTGTTGTCTGGAGCAAGATCATGAATCGAACGAATCGTACGAACCGAACGAGGGTGGCCCTGATCGCGGCTGCGTGCTTCGCGGGCGTGGCCGGACTGAGCGGCCCCACCCTGGGCGCGGTAGCCGATCCGCCGTCCTGCCCGATCCAGCTGGTCGGGTATATGTCCGACACGGAGTACCAGCGCTGGGATGAAGCGCCGATGAGCGACTTCAACTACCGCACGCTGGGCATGTTCCTGGCTGAGCGGCATGCCCGGAACGCCAGGCTGGAGCCGATCGGCGAGGAAATCGCCTACTGGGCCAAGAAGTTCCACCTGACCCCTCTTGGGATCAACATGGCCGACCTGCACGGCGCGACCGGGCAGTACCTGGCCATGCGCGCAACGGCCCTGGCCTATGCCAGGTGCCTGGACGAGTATTTTGCCATCCTGTCGCTGATCCAGTTCGCGGATGGCCGAATCAGCTGGAGTTACCACCTGCGCGACATCGGCGGCCAATTGATCGAGGCGAACGCCTGGATCTGGCCGAACGTGACCAATGAGTTGCTTGCGGCACTCAACCCCGAGGCTGAGGGCCGGCTGTGGACCTGTTTGCGGCCGCGCATGCAGTGGGAGCGGGCAGTGCGGAACGGCGAGCGCGCCGAGCCGATTCGTGTCGGCGGCCTGAGCCAGATCCGCGAGATGATGCCGTATCAGACCAAGTTCATCAACGGCGATTGCCCGGCTGGTTACTACAAGTTCCCCGCCGAGCTGCTCAAGCCCGGCGATATTGTGCTGGGCGTAGGCAAGCAGCCATTGACCGATTACGACAAGTCCCTGGCCGACGAGTGGCATATTGACTGCAACCTCGTGCGGTTCGCGATGCCTCACTCGGTCGGGGTTGTCGTTCGCCACGGCGACAAGCTGAATGTGGCCGGGGTGTGCGGCGGCGGTATTTCCTGGGGGCCGGTTGGCAACTTCGTGCTTGGCGGAAAAGAGCAGACCACCATCGGGGTTATCGTCTTGCGCCCCACCGAGAACATCGCCCAGGTGCAACAGCAGGCCGAGCGGTGGCTGGAGCGTACCAAAGTCCGACCGGATTGGAACTGGCTAGACTCACCGGACGCCTATGCGACAGTGGATGCGGCCAGCAAGGTCTGGAAGCGCGATGCCGACGGCCGGCAGATCAAGACCCGGGGGACGACGGATTACTCGCTCCGCGAGCTGTGGTTCTATCTTGACTCGGAGCGGCTTGGTTCGTTTATGGCGTCGTTCGGCGTTGAGCGAGCGGCGCGTGGTGTCGTCAGTGAAAACGTTGGCGCGAAGAAGTGATCGTGCCTCTAGCTACTACCTAAAAGGAGTACACAAATGTGGAAGCGCTCTGTAGTGATTGGGGTATTGGGCCTGGCTCTGGCGGCGACACCGGTGTATGGCGACCTGCCATGCACCGGCTCAGGGTGCTGGTGTGACGGCGTATCCTGTCAGCCGAGCACCTGTAGCATGGACCCGGGTTGGTATTGGTGTGCTAATTGTTCTCCAACGTGGTGGTCCCCCGGGAATGGATGCCCTGGAAGTACGGCTCTCTACTCAAGCAGCTGCGGTTACGTCCGCAGAACGTACCAGTGCTCACTGCCGGAGGCAACGTGGTTTCGCAAAGACTCGTACCCAGGGGGTACGCACAATTGCGAAACTAACCAGGTGGCTGCCAAGTGCTGGGGCTACTGTCTGGTAGATAGCTTCGGCACTGGGGGGTGCGGATACCTTGAGAACCCGTGGCCGAGGGTCACAATTTGCGAACACAATAGCCGAGGGCATACGGTTTATGGTTGTGCTGACGGCAACACGATGGACCCTTTTGGCTACTGCACGTGTGGTCGCATCGCTGGCTCTTGGGATGCTTATTGCATGAGCTGGGTGACGGAGACGCTGACTGAGGAGATTCCGTTTGAGCTGTGGGTTGGGGCCACCTGCGAAACGAGCGATCTGGCGACATCCTGGTTCTACAACTGTATCGACCTGACCGATGATGCGCAATACTGTGAGATGCTCACCGAGTACATGGATATCGAGGGGCCTGATTCAAACGGCATGTGGTTCCTCTCCGGTGCGTGCCGGTGCTATGACCCGACCGGTGGCGCAGGGAGATGTGGGAACATGAGCACAAACGAATGTGGTGTTCATACTTCCAGCATCTCCCCTACGTGCTATGGTCCGTGATGCACATGTGGGCAAAAACGAAACAGTGGTTGGCAACAAAGTTAGGAGAATGAAGATGAAGATGACGAGAATGAGTGTTGTATTCTTGAGCGTGGTCGTTCTGACGGCGGTTGCCCAGGCGGCCAACATGCACAGGGCAGAGGAAGTGTCCAACATCGTGGCTGGCCATCTGGCCAAGCTGCAAAGTCGGTCCTACAGCGCGGTGACGACGGTGACCGATCTGCTTCCGACCAGTACCGGCAAACAACGACCGTACTTGAGTGAACGGCTCAACTATTTTGCCATTCGGGCATCCGTTGGTTTCCGGGTAGACCTCGTGACTGACGCACAGAAGCTGAAGGCGGCTGGCCTGGCGGACGGTAATGTAGATCCGCATTCTATGGCCAGCTGGTCCTACGCGGCCGCAACAGCCGGTCAGTCCGCCGTGGAGTGCCGGGTGGCCCTCGGGCCTCCCGACAAGTCTCAGTATCGAACAGAAACGTACGAGCCCTATTGGTTCGCGGCCAGAAACCTGCTGATATTTGATCCGATCGGCATGCTGTTCCTGACTCATGATGGCGCCGCCGGCGTGCCCATATGGGGTAGCCAGCCGAAACCTGACGGCACTCAGTACCAGAAGTACCTCGCTGGCGAATGGAAGTTCCCGCAGATCGTTCTCGGGGCCGAGACGGATACCACGTTGGAGGTGGACTACAAGGTGCCCGGCAAGACGGCGAAGTGCCGTTTCGTACTGGACAAGAAGCGGGGCCTCTACCCGATCAAGAGCACGATGTTCTATCCTGACTCTGAGATTGAGCTGGTGAACACCGTGACCGAGGTGATCGCCTGGGGCAAGCATGGCGATCTAGAGTACCCTGCCCAGATCAAGCGGACATTTTCCCATGCCAACGAGGAGCGCGACAAGGTGATACCCGACAACAAGCTCATTGTGGTCACTATCGTCGACGGCACGTTTAGCCTGAATCCGCCTACCGATCGTGCCCACTACGCCGAGGCTAAGTGGACCGATCCGGTGCAGATCCAGCGGTCCGTGAAAACGCGGAAGCCGAGTGCGTTCCGAGACAAGATCGAAGCGGGTAGGGCCAAGGTCGAAGCCGCCAAGGCCGAGGCCGCCAAGGCCAAGACCGATGTTACTGCCCCGGCCAAGTAGCGCCACGGGGCGAATGAACAACAAACATGATCCGCGCCGCGAGCAGGGCGGTCATGCGGGTTCGACTCCCGCACGCGGATGTTTTGGGGGACGACACGTGAGTCAGTACCGATTTCCCGCCGGCGTCCAACTGCTGACCACCGACCAGGTGGCCGAGCGGCTGAGCTACACCACCCAGACAGTGCGCGCAATGATCAAGTCCGGCCGGCTGCGGGCCTGGCGGCTCTGCGGGCCGAACTCGAACTGGCGAATCGACGCCGCCTCGGTGGACGAGCTGCTTGGCGTGACCGTGCAGACGCCGACCCGGGAGCAGCGTCTGCCGCTGAAGGTTCGGGAGCGGCTGTCACGCAGGGCGGCGGCGAGTCTGGGGTGGGCGTGAGGGTTGATGCTGTCGGGGCTTCTGGCAACGGCGAGGCCAATCGGCTCGCCACTTCCCGCGCCTGAGCCCTCCGTACCTGGGCGTACCGCTTGGTGATGTTCAAGTCCTTGTGGCCGAGCTGGTTGGCCACCTCTTCGAGTGAGCACCCCTGTTCCAGCATGGACTGTGCCCGCGTGTGCCGGAGCGAATAGAGCCGGCCCAGCTTGAGCCCGACCGCCTTTGCTGCCCGGCAGATGACGGAACGCAGGCCGGAAACGGTGTACGGCTTGGCCAGACGACTGATGAACACGTACCCTTCCCTGCGGGGCGACTGCTCAAGGATGGCCCTGGCCGCCGGGGTGAGCGGGATGACCCGCGACTCGCCGGTCGAGCCCTTGGTCTTGTGCTCGTATAGCGTCACCTCGCCATCGGCGAGGTTCACGTCCGACCATTCCATGCCCACGACCTCGCCCGGCCTGGCCCCGGTTTCGACGATGAACTGGATCGGTGGCAGGGCCAGCCGGCGGCGCTTGGCCTCGCGGAGCTTGTCCCACAGGACGGCGAGCTGGTCGGGCCGGTAGTCGCGGGGTTCCTGGGTGGCCTTGCGGAGTTTTGGTACGGTCTGCTCCGGCACCCACCCGCGTTTGTGAGCCCATTTGAGCACCCGCTTGGCGGTCTTGATCTTGTAGCGGATTGTTGCTGCCGATTGGGGGCGGGGCGTATGGTTGCGGAACTGCTTCTTGGTGCGATCCCATGCGGTTGGGTGCGACTCCAGCCAGGTCTTGTAGACGGTCAGGTGGTCGGCGTCGACCTCGCGGAGATCGGTGGTCCCGAAGGCGATGTGCCACGCCTTGAGCATGCCACGGGTCCAGTCTGAGGGGTTGTTGATCGCCGCCCACCTGGCGATCAGCTCGGTGACCGTGGCCGGCTTGGTGGCTGGCCGCTGGGGCTTGTCGATTGGAACCTCGCCCAGGGGCGGGAGGCCCATGATCTCCCGAGCCCGTGTCACCGCCCGGGCGTAGTTACCCCGGCCGGAACAGAGGTGATGCTTCTGTCTCTGAAACTTGAGGAACCACTCGTTACGAGAGTCGTCGAAGTGCGGCTCAGGGGTCCAGCCCAT